ACAATGTAGGGCATTCCTGCTTTTACAGGGCCACCCATCTTTCTCTTTTCGGGTGCAGATGCTTTTGGTTGACCAACTTCTGGAACTATATTAAATATTTTTTCCTCATATTTTTTTCTAATATCCCATTCTATTTTTGCCCTACTCATTTCTGGTTGACCACTCATAGTTACACCCTTAGTGGTTGGTTCAGAAGATTCTATTTTTGCAGTTTCTAATTTGATTTCATTATTCATCTCATCTCTCATATCATTTAGTTGCTTCCTCTTCATTTTTACTTCTTCTGCAATTTTCAACTTTTCTGGATCTGTAGGATCAGAATATGTGAAACTTCTTCCTCTCCTACTTTTACTTCTTTCTTTACCCGCATTAGGACCACGTACAACTAGTCCGGCATCCTCCATTTTTTTATCCAAGACATCATGTGCTTCATTAAATTTCTGACCACCTGTAATTCCACCTCTAGCTGCTTTAAATAAACTTTCACCAGCTTTATAAAGAAGAACACCAGCACCAACAATCAACATTGCTTTCCAGAACAAAGGATTGAGTAATAATGCTAAAAGTGGCATCATTGCTAATTTAATTATAGCAACAGCCGATCCAATTACTCCGATCACACTTCCGATTGCACCAACTAAAGGTATGAGTGCCAGAGCACCAATACCAGCAGCAACCCACTTCCAGTGATCTTTAATCCAACTAAACCAACTCTCTACTTTTTTTCTATTTTCTTCATTTTTCAACCATTCAAATACTGCATTTGCTGCAATACCGAGAACCATGGTTCCAAGGAAATCCATAATTTTACCAAAGATTCCTTTAACTGGAGTAACAACTTCATCTGCATTTTTTGCTACAGATTCTCCAAGTCTTTTTGAGGATTTTTCTAATTGACTTTCTTCTCTCTGAAGTTTTCTTCGAGACTGTGCTCTCTTTAAATTATCTTGTTTTTTTCTTTGATCACCTTCTCTTGAAGCAAATGCCTTTGCCAATTCACTTTGAATTTTTATAAGAAGTTTGTTAGTTTCTATTAGTGTTTTCTCTAGGTTATCTTGACTGCTTCCTGGAAGTTTTTTTCCAATATCACTTTTTTGATTTTTCAAAATATTTTTAATTCTGGTGATTTTTTCACCATCATTTGCAATATTTTTTTCAATCCCCACTAATTTTTTCTCTAAAACACCAATACGAATTACTGCCTTTCTAACATGACCCGTTAACTTACTAATCGTTCCATGAATTTTTTTGAAAGATTCATTAGATCCACGCTCTTTCCCAAAGACTGCAGAAGAAACATTCTGCACATTCATTTTTGGTTTCGAAGGTTTTTGGGGTTTATCCTTCTCAACCATTTCAGCAAACATTTTTTTATACTCTTCATCACCGGGGAACTTCTTGGTTCCTTGATCAGTTCTTCCAGTAACTTTTTTAGCCATTCTGTTGCTGTGCCTTTAGGTTTTCTTCCTCAATATATTGTTGGAGAAGAGCAAGATATACTTCTCTTTCCCAAGGAATCATATTTTCTAACTCTGTTAATGAATATTTATGGTGCTGTAGGAGAGCAAAGTTAATCTTGTAGTATGACTCAAGATTAGTGTGAGCCATACCTAACTGAAAAAACTTGCAAGACCCTCAAGAACTACTTCAGATTCTACACCAGTCTTTGGATTCCTCACCATAATTGTATGAGAAAGTTTTGGCATTGTAGTAAAGAACTTCTCAATCTCTTTAAATTGTTTTGTATTCAATTGTTCAATAAATTCATCAAGTTCTTTCTTTGAATAGTCAGATGCTTCCCAACTTTCTTCCTGACTATAAATCATTTCAACGCATGATGTAATCATAGACAGTGATTGACCAACTTCACTTAATCCATCTGTCGTTTCAAAATTGCTCTCAACAAATTGTTCCAATGAAGGATACCTAAGTTTCATCGAAAGGTCATCATCAAGTTTGATGATGTTCTTATGACCTCTTGTTTTTTGAACTTTAATAGTATCAATATCTATTGAAATCTCCACTTGAGTTTCGCCATCATCGGGGCAAGTTACATTAACTTCTACAGTCTCTCCAACAGACTTGGCGCGAACATTCAAGAAAAGATACTCAATATCAAAAGTTGCAAGAGACTCTACTTTGACATCTTTTGAAAGAATACAATCGGAAAGAATTTGAACAATGGCATTGGTAATCTCTGTCATATTTTCAGATTCCATTGCCATAATCAAAATCTTTTCTTCTCTTACAAGAAAAGGTCTATATCTAATCTTCTTTCCGGTCGAAGGCAACGTCATTTCATACGTTGGCGTATTAATCTTAGGTAAAGGCATAGTATGCGATACAATTCAGGTATGATTATTTATAGTCAATCATCAAATCCAGGTAATCCTGCGGTTATACTACTATTTTTTTTAGTAATTCCAAATGATCCTGCAGGAAAAGTATTTCCATATACTCTATTATCTCTATCTACCATCTGCTGTGTTTTAGAATTAGGTTCTGATGGTGTAGGCGTCGAATAAGAATTTGTTTCTGTTGGTGCTGGCGATGAAAATAATGAATTTCTCTTTTGCAAATCTTTTAATGCTTGCTCTGCTGAAACAAACGTTCTATTTTCCCCCCTAGTTGCATCAGGATCAAATTTAGATATAGATCCTGCACTAATTTGTTTTACAGGGTTCATAATATATCTGTCATAATTAAAACTAACACTAACTCTAAGAATATCGGCAGGACCATAAGAAACTGGAACAGCAGTTATCAATTTTGGGAATGCATTAACAAAAACATAATCTAATCGTGATGATCCATCTCTTTCAAATTTAGTAATTGACATTGTTTGACACTTATAGTCATCAGGATATCTCATCCTACGATAATAATTTGTAGAGTAAGGATCTGCACTACTTGCACTAGAGATAAATTCAATCCAACTTTCAAAAAACCTTATATTATCATAATCATGATCCACATAAAATGTAAAGTCAATATCAGCATATAACCTAGTGTGTGCAAATTCTTGAGGAACTCCCATAAAATTATCCTTTACCTCTGCTGTAGCAAGAGTAGATCCTGGTAAAGATGCTTCTGAGCAAAGAATTCCAGAATTTCTAGAAATAAAATCAGTTTTTATTCCTCTACCATTTATATACTTTAGAAGATCTTGATTTCCGCCAACAGTTGTAAGACTTGAAAAATTGACAAGATAATAATTGGATTGAGATAAATTCCCAAGTATCTTTTTTGTATCAGTAGAATATTTTTCTCCTTTTCCTATTATAGAGTTTGGATTTGGTATTGCCACTCTAAATACCTATAAGACTACTTTATTATTAGTTATTTAGATGGCATATAAAGGAAAATATCAACCATCTTATCCTAGAAAATATAAGGGTGACCCAACAAATATCATCTACCGTTCTCTTTGGGAAAGGAAATTTATGGTTTATTGTGATAAGAATGAAAATATTCTTGAGTGGGGAAGTGAAGAAATTGTAGTTCCATATCTATCCCCAGTAGATAACAGAGTTCATCGTTATTTTCCAGACTTTTATATTAAGGTCAGAGAATCAAATGGAAAAATCAAAAAAATGATCATTGAAATCAAACCTCTAAAACAATGTGTCGAACCAAAAGTTCAAAAGAAAAAAACAAAAGGATACATTTTTGAAGTCGTTGAATATGCCAAAAATCAGGCAAAATGGGAAGCCGCAAAAGAATGGTGTCTTGATCGTGGATATGAATTTAAAGTTCTAACCGAAAACGAATTAGGTATCAAGTAATGGAAAAACGCACCATTAGAAAAGGTGGTAGACTTGGAAAAGGATACAGTTATGTTCTAGAAACTGGGGAAGTAACTTACAGTAATGATCCAAGCATTCCAGTAGGTTCTAATGTATATGATTCTGGTGTAAGAAAAGACATAAGAAAACCAGAAGATAGACCTACTGATGATAATGCAAATCGTGTTAGAGGAATTATCGGTGATTTAATTGGAATTGAATCACCAGAATATTTAATGGTAAAAATAAGAGAAGCACTCAAAGATACCGTAGTTCAAATTCCTACAGAAGGCAAGTTTTATACTTATGTTTATAGAGCAAAAACTCCAGGAATAAGATACGATTTGCATCCATTAATTGCCTGCACAGAAGTTTATGGATCTGGGTTTACTGGCATCAACTTTCACTGGGGAAAGTATAGAAAATATACTTGGGAAGAAATACAAACTAATTTGTATGAAGTTGATGCAGGAGAACTTGAAGATCTTCGCGAAATTCCTTATGCCAAGTTTCTAAATAGTTAGAAAAAGATAAATGGCAGATAAAAAAGTTTATCGATATCCACTTACAATGATTGCGGAAACCACAGATTATCTGCAAATTGATATCGTGGAATATGTTCCAATACTTTCTAATAGTGGAAGTTTTGCATCTAAACCAGGAACAAGATATGTAAATAACGGAACAAAAAGACTCGAAACAGTATTATTACCAATTCCATCAAACATTCAAGATGGTAACGCAATAAGCACTAAGTCATCAAATTTAAATTCTATTGCCGGTGCCGCACTTGGTGGAATAATTAAAACAATGGAAGCTGGAGCTACTTTAAATCTTGGAGAAGTGGGCAATCAAATTCGTCAAGGTTTAGCAGACACTGCCAATGCTGGTGGTGGACTTACTGGTGCTCAAGGATTTGTAACAAGATCACTGGCATCAAAAGCAATCGGAATACTTGGGGCAAATGTTACTGCAGATGAAATATTAGCAAGACAGCAAGGTGAAATTTTAAATCCGAACATGGAACTCCTGTTCAGTGGACCGACACTGAGAACATTCAGATTTAAATTTAAAATGACTCCTAGAAATGGAGACGAAAGTTTAGAAGTAAAAAGATTAATAAGATGTCTTAAAAAAAATATGGCTCCAAAGGTAAAAGGAACCAATATAAGAAACACTCCAAATGATATAGGAGATAATGCAAATAACACAACGTTTTTAAAAACACCAAATGTTTTTGAATTGAGATATCGTTCTGGAAACGGAGACCATCGATTCTTACATAAATTTAAACAATGCTTCTTAGAAAGTATAAATGTCACATACACTGCTGATGGAACTTATGCAACTTATAGTGATGGAACCCCAGTTTCAATTGTGATGGATTTAACATTTAAAGAAATTGAACCAATCTATGATATTGATTATGAGGGAGATCAAGTTTCATACACTGGTCCATACGCACCAGAACAAGATCCAGGAACAGTAGGTTACTAAAAATGGGTTACTTTAGAGAACTACCAGAAATAGATTATCAGTCTTTTTTATCTGATACTCTCTCGACAGGGGATTACATAAGAGTCAAAAACTTATTCAGAAGAAATAAGTTGCGTGATGACTTACAAAACTCTTTTACAATTTTCAATAAGTATGAAATTATGGAAGGTGCCAGACCAGATACTGTTGCCGAAGAGTTTTATGGAAATGCAGAATTTGATTGGGTTGTATTAATGACAGCAGGTATTATCAATGTGAGAAATGAATGGCCTCTATCAAATCGTGATCTCTATAATCTCGCAGAGAAAAAATACGGTATTGCAGGATTGACTTCTCCACATCATTATGAAACCACAGAAGTAAAGGATTCAATCGGAAGATTGATTCTTCCTGCAGGAAAAGTAGTTGACTCTGATTTCACAATTCCAAATCCAGATAATGTCGCGACCACTATCAACCCTGTGGTAAGTATTACAAACTATGATTATGAAGTCAGAAAAAATCAAGAAAAATCTTCAATTTATTTGCTCAGACGATCATATCTACAACAGTTTTTAAATGATATGAGAGAAATCATGCTCTATGATCGTTCTTCGGAATATGTTAATGACACTTTAATCAGAACAGAAAATACGAAAGTAATCGGGGCATAAAAAAGGGAGACCGAAGTCTCCCCAGTGTTCAGTTAGCAAGGTTTGCAAAGTAACTGAGAGTATCATCATCTTCATCATACGAAGAAGATGAAGGAGTCAGACTATCAAGTTCATCCTTTAAAGTCTGAGGAACTGGTTCCGAAGCACGGTTTTGTTGACGGAATTCTTCTTCCTCTTCAACAGATTCTTGATCTTGGAACTTAGGAGTTCCTTTGATTCCAAGAACATAATCAAGGCGCTTCTTCAGATCATCATAAGACTTGAATTGATCTGCAGCAATAAACTCTTCAAGAGAGTATTCTTTCTTCCAGATTGCCTCCATGGCATCATCGTCATCCAGGAGAGCATCAGGTCTGGCAAACTCAGAAGAGTCATAGTTGCGATAACCAGCAACATTCTTTGCCTTCAGTTTAAAATTGGCACCCTGCCAGAAATCAAACGGATCAATTGACTCTTCATCCTCAAACTCAGGTTGCATGGCAGCAGTGAGTTTGTCAAAGATCTTCTTGCCAAATTTATAAAGCATAACTTTACCCTCGTTCTGAGGATTGGCAGGATCCTTCACCACATAGATGTTAGCAACATAAGTCAGTTTACGCTTTTGCTTGCGTGCCTGATCTTTACCAGCATCGGTGCCGTTGTTCCACAGCATCGTGTTGTATTCAGAAACAGGATCCTTCTGACCCAGAGTGGTCAGGGAATTCTCAATATACCAACCACCAGGTCCTTGGAAGGCATGAGAATAAAGTTTGACAAACGGCAGATCTTCGCCGTTAGGGGCAGGCAGGAAACGGATAACAGCATAACCGTTGCCGCTCTTATCGCACTCAAGTTTCCAGAGACGATCATCTCCAGAACTACTTGAACTGTTCATTTTTTCGACTTCTTTGACCAGTTTGGCGGTCAGAGAGCCCAGTTTAGATTGCTTCTTAAGGTCAGCAAAAGACATTCGGATTACCTCAGATTAGTTTGGATTCGGGTGATTTACTCGGATAGTATAACAAGGAAAGTCTCAGGCGTCAACATAATCCCTGAGAGATTTAATCGTGGCGTTCATACTACTGAATAAAGATTGCATGTCAGTTCCTGCTGGGAATCCCATCATGGCAACTGACTTG